GTATAGGTGTGCGCGTGTGTTGTTGCATTTGGCGCATGACGGTACAAGGTTTTCTAGTTCGTGTCCGCCGCCTCTGTCTACTTCGATTAGGTGGTCTGCTTGTGTGGCTGGTTGGGTGCCGCACCAATGGCATGTCGGGTTGCCTTTAAGTATGACCTGCCTGTTTTTGAGGTACTGCCCGTTTTTGTGTGCCTGCCCCATTTTTGCTCACGCGCTTCGCTTGTGCTGACGCGGCGCTTGCGCGCCTTGTCGATGTTTGTGTTGGTATGTCATGTTGTCTACTTTATGTTTGTGGTTTGTTTTTGGTATGTCAATTTGTGTTTGTTGTGATTAAACCTAGTGCGCTATGCCCCCCGTGCTTTTGCCTCTGAGCACACCCTATTACCTGTAACGCTTTTGCCTGACTGCGTGTTACCACGCGCGTCATCTACCCACGTTGCCGTGTGTCACCAACCGCCATGCAACCGGCTTAGGTCATGCCCGTTATTTAGTTTTTTGGTTCGCTTAATTTCAACGCGTTAATTACTCGACTGATATCACGTTTATCAAGATCACCCGTTGTATGCACCTCACGATTTAATGTTGCGCTAATAAACGTTTTCAGATCATCGCCTTTAAGACCTTGACCGTTTGCTAGCGCCCTCATCATGCCTAATTGTTTAGCAGACGGATAGTCACGCTGTGGCACCTCTGGAAACGGCACCTCTGCGTCAGGCAACGGCACAACAGGCGCCAAACGCGTCGGTTGACGTGACTGTGCGGCCATAACCTCATCACGGCTAGCCAACGACTTATTTGCCCCAATACCTGCATAAGCAAGCGCTCGACCTACCGCCGACGTGTAGCCGACTTCTGATTCGCTGAATTTTGTGTACGGTGTGCGACCCGGATATATTTCGCACGCAGATGCGATAACTGGCAACGGGTCATCAGGTGAACGCCAAACCGTGACCGTGCACCTGATAAAACATGATTTGTCGGGCATTTCGACAATTTCGCGTGACGTTTCTTGTATGCGTAATTCAGGCCAACGCTCAAACGCAATCTTTAAACGTGTCGCAACATCAACATAGTTATCCATGAAATTTTGTGTCATGCGGCAAATTTCCTTTGATGTGCAATCAGTTCGGCCGTTGCTGGCAACATTTCAATTGGCCACAACTGATTTTGTGGTGTTGCAAAACATGGGTAACGCCAAGTTTGTTGCCAATTTGATTTACGTTCGTTACATCGAGCAATATCTGACCAGCCGCGAATTGTCGCCGTAAATTCGTTTTTGTCAACCGTAACTAAAATATAGATTCCGGGTTTGTCACCGTCAACATTAATTGGGTGCGTAAGCAGACAACCGTTTTGCCAATAGGTTGTGCGTACTTCATAACCTAAAACGTCATAACGGTTTTTGTCGTAAGGTTGATACACATATTCGTAATCAAAATAATGGGCTACCGCTTGTTCACCTAAATTGCCTTGTAAAGTTTGCTCAAACGTCAAACTGTCTGACTGATCGTATTTTGTACGGTAATTGTTTTTTGTTGCTACGTCTTGTTGACGATTTGCAAAATCAACACATCGCTCAAAATCATCGTCATTTAATCTAATTTGCACGATGTACCATGTTTTCTAAACGCTGTATTTCTACTTCGTTTTCGTTTAACTTAAGTTGTTTTATGCCAATTTCAATGTCGCGTTGTTTAACGCGCTCGAGCAAATCGGTGACAATGCTGCACAAATATTTGATTTCAATGCGCGCTTGATTAAGTGTGTCGATTAGTTCGCCGTCGTCTAGCACGTTGCGATCGTCTATTTCGTGTTGCAACGCTCGTAATGTGCTTCGCGCTGCAAGTTCGTGCGATTCAAGTAACGGCACTCGATTTGCTGTTATTTCGTTCATGACTTGCATGAGCGCTTTTAACTGTGGGTTAGTTGTCGGGTTGATGTTTCCGGTCATCTTTAGCCTTTCGTTGTGTGGTGAAATACAGTAGCGCATACGTGTACGCGGTGAGCACCGTTGCAATGAACAGGTGTTTTATAGTGACCATGCACGCCAGCCGTTTGAGTATCGGTAGATGTTTAACGCCGATCGTAAATTGTCTTCTAAATCAAATAGGTCGTCGCATGTGCTTATCAGGCCGTATGCCTGCAAATAGCCGTTGGCAAAATATTTTGATGGTTTGCACCAAAAGTAGTTAATTTGCATGACGCCTGCGCTGCCCCCGTTTGGGTCGGTTGCGTTAAACGCTGTCGGGTTGCAACGTGACTCACGATAGGCGATCGCCACAACGGTAGTTAGTTCGTTTTCGGGCCAGCCGACGTGTCGAGCCATGTCAAACACCGTCTGACACGCATTAGGTTGCGTTATAGGCGTCGTTTTGACCGTCGTTGGCGGTAGGGGCGCTGGTTGTTCTAAACCTTGCCAAACGGTGACTGGTGCTGACTGCGTGTTTGGTGTCGGCGGTTTAGCCAATATAAATATTGACGTGACGCTAATAAATAGCGATATGGCAAGTTTGCTGATAAGTGTCATTGGTGACCTACTTTCCCGGTAGGTAACCAGCCTAAACAGATTGCGGTGCCTGTTGCGGTGATACCCCAAAAACGCTTACCCAGCACGCTTTTGCCATTCTTGCGTCGTTTGCGATCGTCGGGTCAATTTCTATGTGATACCAGTCGCCTTCCTCAAAATTGCCTGCCTGCCAAGTGCCACGATCACACTTCCAACTGCGTCGTAACGCATAATCAATCACTAGTTGTATGCCAAGCGCGTCGGCGTTATCCAACAATTTGACAATAAACGCCAACGATATTTTGCGGCCGTCCTGTCGACCCAAGTTTTTTTGAGCCTGCCAACGATACGACAAATCCATAGCAAGACCGCGCGCATGATTGCTAATAATTCCGGGTTTGCCGCGCACGTCACGCACAACAAATGTGCCGTTATTCCATAAACTGCCGTCGCTGTGCACCGTTGCCTGTCGCGCCCACTCGGACGTGCCCATTAACGGTTTAGTGACAACTGGCTGTTTAGTGACAATGTACGGTTTGGTCATGCTTCGACTGTTTCTAGTTCGTCGGGTATGCCGTTGCGGTTTTTGTCGCGACCTTTAATGCCGTTAGCCGACACCAAACCCGATAATGCACCTGTCAAAAACACGCTGATCGTGCTTAACAGATCAACAATGCTGCCGTCTAACGGTGATAGTTCAGTTGGCATGTTGACAAACAGCATGCCGTACAACAAACCGACAACCATGATCGCAAACGTGACGGCCATGATTATGCCAACGCTGACAATTAGTCGAGCGTGCAATTGGTCATTTTCTAATTTCGCACCTGTCCGCCGAAACATACTCACATACCTCACTTAGTTGTTTGTTGGTTTTTGTTGATGAACATGACACTAAACATAAAATGATCACTATTGCTCGAAAGGTAGCCATGTTTGTGTGTCCTCGTCCCAATAATAATTGCCGTCAGGTTTTGGTGTTGGTGGTTGCCAGTCGTTGTTTTCGTCTAATGTCCACGACGGGTATGGTTGCGGTGAAATAAAGTTTGTGCCGTCGAAAGACCAGCCAATACCACCACGATTACAAGCAACATAGGTTTTATCGGTTTGTGTTGCCACGAAATCAGCGTCAGCAACAATGACATTAACAACGATGCCATCAACTATTTGTGCGTAGTTTGTCATACTGCCTGCCTGACGATTACTAAACCTGCGAATCCTGCCGCACCGTTGACAGGTCCATCACCGCTGCCACCGCCGCCGCAACCATAACTGGTTGCCGCAGTCGGATTAACCAAAGATTGACGACCACCATTACCAGCATTAGTGCCACCGCTCGGATTACCGCTGCCGAAATATTGACCGCCGCCGCCGCCCGATGATACATAGGTTTTACCTGTCAAAGTTGTCGGAAAATTACCTGCCGTCAAATTTGCGTCAATCGTTGTGAGTTGGTAACCCTGACCGCCTGTGCCAACAGACGACGACCCTGCTGCCGTCGCACCGCCACCGCCGCCACCATAATAAACTGCACCGCCAGGTGCGCTAGTGCCGCCAGCATTTGTGTTTGAACCTGACGCCGCACCGCCTGCCTGTGTTGCGTTGCCTTCACCGCCGCCGCCCGAACCACCAGCCGCACCCGTGCGAATACCAGCAACCGTGTTGTATGAACCACCACCACCACCACCTAACGCTGATTGGTGTGTTGTCGCACCTTCGACAACTGTTGATGTACCGCCATTCGTTCCACGACTCGTGCGATCAACTCCGCCTGTGCCAGCCGCACCGACTGTAATCGTTAGGTTTGCGCTGACCGCGAAATTGGCAAATAAATCTAACTCGCCACCGCCACCGCCGCCGCCGATATTTGCGCCACCGCCAGCACCGCCGCCGACGGTGCATAATCCGACTGTGCCAGCACCACTAACCGTCAAAGTTCCTGACGACGTGAATACGACATATTTGTATCCGCCGACCGTGACCGTTTCTTGGCCACCTGAAATGTTGAAACCTGCCGCACTAACACCACCGAAAATTTGCATGGCTTATGCCGACAAATTGCCGACAACAACCCAAGTATCGCTAGCGATCTTGCAGCACGTTGCGACCGCATACTGTGCGTTAGTTTTCAATTTGTTGCCAGCGCTACGAAGCGTCACACCAGCACCAGCCGTAATGGTAACTTGGCCTGCACCTAACTGCATGATGTTTATTTGTGTGCCGATACCGTAAGCGACGCTCGAATTTGGTGGAATAGTCAGCGCGACCGCTGACGCGTTATCGCATGTCACAAGTTTGCCGTCGTCACCCAAAACCGTCGTATATGTTGTGCCGGTTTGGGCGTTGATTGCCACCATAGCGGTTGCAACATTGGTCATTTCTGCCGCTGTCAAAACTTGCCCTGCTGTAAATGTTTCGCGTGTTGCCATAGTTACCTCACTTTATCCTAAAACATTTGTTGAGTCGATGATGCCATATACGGCGTCGTCCAGTATTAGTTCGTAGACAATTGTGGTTGGTGCGGTGAAATACATGATCGCATGACCTCTGCCGACGTTGATTGTGTGTTCTATGCCCTCAATCGATAATTCTTGTGCTAGTTGTGTTGTTCCTGCGCCGCTACTACTAAACGTCTTTTCTATGGTTATCGTGTCACCGATATCAACTATGGCTACTGTGTCGCGTTGCGCTGTAGTCAATTTGTTTAGGTTTGTGCCGACTGCCGTATAGCGTGCCTCAGGTTCGGATTCAAGCAAATAGGTTGCTAACGCCAACGCTGCCGTGTCGTTGTGCAACAGCGAATCGGTGATACTTGTTGTTTGCACAAAATATTTTGCTTGACTGGCTGCGTTGTCAGCAATTTGTTGTGTGCCACCAATGATTGCTACGGCCGCCCGGTTCACAACTTGATCTGCTTCAAACGATATGCCAATTTCGTCGTACGGTATGTTTGTGCCGTCGTCGTGAAAATCGGCAACCGAACCGCTAAGCGTGTTACCGACACGCGGTTGAAACGTCAGGTCGCCGTCACGCGACATAAACAATCTGCCTTGTTCGGCTGAATTTATTTGTGTGCAATATTGCAACACGTTTGTACCTGCTGCGACCGTGAACGCCGCCGAAC